CCTACTCCCCTGTGTGCCTTGGCAGTCCTCAAGAATGACAAAACTAATNNTCTAGAAAGGTAAAGTTTATCGTGCTTGACTGCCTCTCGAACACCCAGATCAGTGTTATTTGGAAGGACCGGTACCTTAAAGTCACTGAGTTCAATTAAATTAAACTTCCCTACTAATTTTCAAGTCAAGTGCAACGATGAATAAACGAATTCTTGATAGTGGTCTAGGCTGTTACGCCATGCATCGGTAGTAATCGCATGGGCGAAGATAGTTCAGAATACGTCTGGGACGATGGTTCAGTGCGGATTGGACTGCTTGAATTTCAACCAGGGTAACTGCTCTGAGAGACTTCCCTTTCGGGAAGAATTCCCTAAGCAGTCCATTGGCGTTCTCGTTTGTGCCACGCTCCCAAGGCGAGTACGGATGTGCGAAGTAAATCTGGGTTCCAACAATCTCTGATAACTTGGCAAACTCGGAACCATTGTCAAAAGTGATACTCTCAAATTCCTTGGCCCCGTAGTCGTCGATCGTGTCCTGCAAGGCTAACGACAGGGGGAGTACCGGCATGATAGTCAGGAATCTTGACGATGATCTCAGTCCGGCTGTACCGTTCTGTGAGCGTCATTAATGCTGGCTCATCAGCTAAGCGAATACCTTTGACCAAGTCGCCTTCCCAATGTCCCACGCCTGTGCGGTCATTCACGGCCGCAGGACGCAACTCGATTGAGTCGCCGTATATCTTCTTATTCTTGCGCTTGTGGGCGTTCTTATAGCCTTTGATGCGGCGTCGGAGCTTCTTGGGAAGTGTCATGTTGTCTAGCTCAAGCAGCCCGGCGTCGATGTAGCGATAGACAGTTGTCGTTGAAGGGCAAGCCTTGCCCTGGTCGCGATAGAAGTGTACGAAGCTATCAACGCTGTGTACGCGCGGCTTACGAGTAAGCTCCCTGGCGAGAGCCTTGAAGAACGCACGGCCGGTCTTAAGAAAGGCGTAGTGACCGGTTCTATCGCGTTTACGGTCGTGCATGGCTTGGGCAGTTTCCGCAAGATAGACTTGATGCGAGTGACGCTTCGAGTCGAGCTGAGTTACAGATCCACGCGTGATTTCTCGTGAGATTGTCGCTTTACTGCGATGAAGCTTCTGTGCAATCACGGTCGCGGTGTCACCAGCAGCCTGAAGGGCCTGAATTGTAGCACGGTCGCTAAAACTGAGTTGTTGGTAATGCTTGTGGGTGTTAGTCTGAGAGTGGGTCATGAAGATTCCTGCTTTCTTGTTTAGCTAGCACTAACAAGAATAGGTCTTCATGGCCTTTATGGTCTAGTCGTCAGGGTGTTGCACTTGAATTGTAAACTGGGGTATAGAAACCAGTTTTATCATCTGGCTGATACAAGTCGTCCAACACTTTCATAGCGAGTTTGTTCTGCTCTCTAACCCTTTTCTTTCGCTTGCGGTCTTCAAAAATCATTGGATTTATAAGTCCATGTGCAAGATCATTATTTTTCTTGATGATACGATCGCGAGTCAGAAGGCTGATGTTTCTATCTTCAGCTGCACGCCAAAAACCATAGATGCCTTTTTGCTGAGAAGGATCTGCTTCCTTATCGACAAACGCGGCAGCTATCTTCAAAGCCATTGAACGGGGAAGCAAGAACCTGAGTTGAATAAAGTCAGAAATACGATACTTGAGGGTCTCAAAAGAGACTTTCTGATGGTGACGAATATAGAACTTCGATTTCTTCTCCATCATCACTGCGTTAAGTATCTCATCCGGGAGAAGAACCAACGCGGCAAAGTGGTTTGCCCTTCGTTCTTTTGGATTGTCTTTTGAGCTCGGAAGCCCATTTTCGTCCTCAACGTCAATTCCAGGATGCGTTCTGATGTATTCTTTGTCGATCAAAACGTGACAAAGCTCGTGCGCGCAAGTGAAGTAGCGTCTAGGACCATAGGCGATTTTATCGCTGATTGTTACCGTGACTGCCGAATCAACAAGAGTGGTGCCGAGTAGACCATCACGAAGAGGATAAGCAAAGAAGTCATCCGTTAGCTTTTGAATTTCTGCCAGGACAAACGGGGTGGCGTCATATTCTATAGCATTGTTGAAGTGACTTGTAACATAAGCTTCAAGTTGGTGAGCGTATTTATTGGCAATACCATAATCAATTTTTTGCATCTTGCTTTGCCTTCAATCGACGTGCGCGAACCTTTAAGAGATCCTCCATTTCTTCTTTGAGGTCTTTAGAGTGATCTTCATCAAGGTCTTGCTGTTTAACCACTGAGCGGAAGAGCGCACCTACTTGGCTAGCGAGCTCTTCTTGTGGATCTACTTCTTTTTTTCCAACTAATTCATCTTCAGAAACGCCTAATGCTGTTGCTACGGCGATCAATGAAGGCTTTGTTGGGTTGGCGTCGTTAGTCCTCCATCGATAGATAATTGCAGAACTCAGACCAGCCTTTTTTGCAACCTCTGGAATTGACATCCCTCTAGTACTGGCAAGCGAATAAATGCGGTCGTACAGGGCACTCATAAAAATCCCTCCAAAAAATTTTGAAATTGAGTTGAATTTTATTGACTTTATATTCAACTGGGTTTTATACTGTACCCATCAGTTAAGTTTGATTTGAAAAAGGTCAAAGAAAGAGACTTTATCCACTGGCAGGCGGTATAAAAGCAAACTCTTTTTTGATGATTTTTCTATGCCTAGATATTATACCCAGTAACACTTAGTGTCAATCAAATTCAACTGAAAACTAAACTAATTTTTTAGGAGGTGATCACTGGTATGTCAACGATGTTGAAGCGTTTCAAAAAGCAACTTATTGACTTGGATCTAACACAAGCCGAGGTCGCAAGAAAATTTGGCTGGTCAAGTCAATATGTACGGGACTTGATGGGCGGAATGGCGTTTGGCCCTGCAGCGGAACGCAATCGCGCCGCTGTTATCGCTTTTCTTGCAAAGGTAAAGGAGGAATCCAAGTGAACGAATTAAAAGTAATCGGCCATGAACACATCGGCCACATTGAATTCACCGGTATCGAAGGAGGATTTGGTGAAGACAAAAAGGCGATGTTAGTTAAAGATATCGCACAGATTCATCAGCGCCCCGTTTTCAAAATCAACGAGCTGATCAACCGGAATCGAAAGCGGTTTGTAAATGGCATCGACATTCTCGATCTAGCCAGAGCAGATTTCGCTATCTTTTTGAAGGATAGCGGATATACACAGAACCAAATCAACGCTTCAGCTAACATCTATCTTCTTTCAGAGCGCGGCTATTCAAAACTGTTAAAGATTCTTGAAGATGACAAGGCATGGGAAGTATACGACCAACTGGTCGATAACTATTTCAATATGCGAGTTGCCGTCAAGAGTGGCAGTCCCAAAATTGCTGCAAACATGCGTCTTGAGATCATGAGCAACAATGCCAAGACGCGACAAGCGAACGCTTTGTACCGAATTGCTATGAAAGCCGGATCGATTAGCTCGCAGCAGGCGCTGTTGGCAAAGGCGGCTGAAGCAATCACTGGTGAGATGGTGTTGCCGACAATGCGAACAGAGGAGTTCAGCGCTACCCAAGTGGCTGAAAAGTTAGGCATCACTTCAAATAAGGTAGGACGTATTGCCAATCGAATCGGGATCAAAGCAGAGCAGCCTGGCCAGAATGAATTCGGACGTTGGTCGGCCAGCAAGTCACAGCACAGTGACAAAGAAGTGCCGCAATGGCTTTACACAAAAAAGGGATTGGCTGCCATTCGATCAGCAATAAAGGAGTGAAGTACGTTTGGAGTCACAAAAGGTGATTAGAAAAGAATTGCCGGTGGTTGCATGCCAGACGATTGATTTGTTAGAAGCAGCAGTTTCTAGAGAATTGCAAAAGAAAAACCCACATGCAACGCTGCGGGTTGGACTGCTTGGAATAGTTGCTTTAGGGCTTATAGCAATCACTCGAGTAGACGAGTTTTCGTCATTTGAGGCACAAAAGTTGGAGAGGTGAACCAACACGGATGCTTTTAAAATACAACCAGAAATTACGGTCACTTTACCGACAGGTTGGGAGCTAATTGAAACCAGTCGACGTAAAGATCTTGAACAGCGTGCCGACATGTCAGAGTGGTGGTCAACAAAGGATGTTGTCAAGCGATATAAGCATGACATGCGTTGGCTAAAGAAAAACATTTTGGAAAAGCCAGAATTTATGGAAATTCTCAGATATCGAATGGTCATGTATGCGGGAGATGGTGGCAAAGATTGGACTTTCGAACCAGTCAAGTTTTCTGAGTTTATGCGTAACTACTTTCCTGAAATTGCGAAAGGAATTGGTGAATAATGATTGGCTATTTACTAATTGCAGGTGGCTTCGGCGTGATTGTTGGTCACTGCTTAGGCCACAAAGGAAATTGGAGGCAGTGGATCGAATGAGCTTGCATCAGTGGGACAACATCAATGATCTTCACCATGCCGAAAAAAGTGGCTGGGGTGAAGAGTCGAAGTTTGAGGAACTGGAGGACTATCAGGGCAATGCGCTTCATCCTGGTCACACATACTGGCTTTATCACGGTGAACTGTTTGATGAAGATGAAGCACTTGAATTCCTAGACAGTCTCGGTGCCACTCAGGTCATCAACTAGGGGGTTGTTATGAAACCGAAGTATATCAGCACTGCCAAGCTCAATCATGCTGAATGGCTAGATTTTCGCCGTCAAGGAATTGGTGGATCTGATGTAGCTGCCATTCTTGGCATGTCGCCTTGGCGATCACCATACAGTGTCTGGGCTGAAAAGACAGGTCGCTTGCCGATTAATGATACTGGCAATGAGTTCACTCATTGGGGAACGATCATGGAACCGATTCTGGCTAAGGAATTTGAGCAAGTCAGCGGTAAGAAGGTGTATCGCCAAAACAAAACCTTTTATCGACCGGATCATGAGTTCCTTCGAGCCAATATTGATCGCGATATTGCTGGAGAACCTGGTTTTCTCGAAATCAAGACAGCAATGGAATATAAATCTAGCGAATGGGCAGATGACAATATCCCAATTGCGTATCAACTGCAGGTCCAGCACTACATGTACGTCTTGGATCGACCATATGTCTATTTTGCCTATCTTGTAGGCGGTCACAGCTTTGGATGGAAGAAAGTTGATCGCGATCAACAGGCTATCGATACTTTTGAGCCGATGCTCATCGATTGGTGGACAAAGCACATCCTTCACGATGAGGAACCGGACATTGATGGAAATAAGGCAACTACCTCGGCACTCAAAGCGCTATATCCCGATGAGGATGGCGAAGTGATTCAACTTGGTCATGACATAAATCAGCTGCTACGGAATCGAGAAGAGCTTTCCAACTCCGTCAATAGCACGTCCAAGTTAATTGATGCGATCGCCAATCGAGTACGCCAGGAGATGAAAGATGCTTCTGCTGCGGAAACAGAAGCATTCAGAATTACCAATCACAAGAACAAGCGAGGTAGTCGCGTTCTACGAATTAATAAAAAGAAAGAAGATTGAATATGGACTATTACAACGTTGCATACAATTTATACAGCAATCATGGACATTTATCAGGAGAGGCTGATCATGTCTACGTTCCTGATGGCACGTTTGGTGCGGTGACAATTGATGACAAAGACGGATCAAGTTTGATCGTTATGCCAAGCGAGATCCAGCATCTTCGGATTACACCGATCAAGGAGGATGAAGACTAATGGCGACAACAGACTTACAGAAACAACTGAATCAAGTTTCACAGGCACAGCATAAGAGCACACCAGTGGCTGTGATCAAGAATCTTCTGAAGGGTGAAGCCACGAAGGATCGTTTTAACGAAGTGCTCGGTGCCAAAGCACCTCAATTTATGAGCTCGATCATCAACATCGTCAACAGTAATCGACAACTTCAAAATGTTGATGCGATGAGCGTTATCAGTTCGGCGATGGTTGCAGCTACCTTAGATTTGCCGATTGATCCTAATCTTGGCTATATGTGGCTTGTTCCATATAAAGGCCAAGCGCAGCCACAAATGGGGTACAAAGGCTATATTCAACTAGCTCTTCGTACTGGTCAATATCGCTCTATCAACGCTGAACGCGTATATGAAGGTGAAATTAAGAACTGGGATCGTTTCACCGAAACCTATGAACGAGGTGATCGAGAGAGCGACAAAGTTGTTGGTTATCTCGGCCACTTCCAGCTAGTCAACGGTTTCGAAAAGACCGTGTATTGGACCATGGAACAAATGGAGGCTCATCGACGGGCTTTTTCTAAAAATTCTAGCGGTGTCAAACCATCTGGTGTGTGGGCTTCGCATTACGATGCTATGGCCATCAAAACGGTGTTGCGCAACATGCTGAGCAAGTGGGGTATTCTATCGATCCAGATGCAAGATGCAGTCAGTAAAGATGAAAAGCCACAAGTGTTTGACGAAGACACGGGAGAATTGTCTACAGATCCGAAGTGGGCATCTAATGCCACCGAGGATGAAGATCCGGATTCTGTTGATCCAGAGACTGCCAAAAAGGCTGAAGATTTCTTTAATGGCGACGACAGCGCAGATAAGTAGGTGAGCTGATGGCTATTCGAAATAATCTTGCAGTGCTGCTGGCAGAACGGAAACTTAAGACAAGTCAAGTAGCAGTGGATACGGGAATCTCACGAAGTTCTTTGGCGTCCATTGTTTATAACCGTAGCAAGATGATCCAGCTCAGCACACTCGATATTCTGTGCCAATATCTTCAAGTTACACCAGCCGAGTTTTTCGTCTATGATCCTCATCCAACATCACCTGACTGGTACTTGTCGATAAAGCAGAGGTGATCTGATGGCGGACGGAGGTTGGATCAAGCTGTATCGCTCTATCCGCTCAAATTGGATCTGGGCGAACGGAAATGAGCGATATGCGAAATGGTGGATGGATTTAATCATGATGGTCAATCACGAGCCGAGGAAGGTTCTGGTCAACGGCAACTTGATCACCATAGGAGTTGGCCAGCGCCTCACGAGCATCAAGAAATTGTCTGAGACCTGGGGAGCATCAAGAAATACTGTAGACAAGTTCTTACGTCTTTTGGTTGAGGACAAAATGATTGAAGTCCAAAAATCGAGAACGAGTGGAACATCGATTAAAGTCCTAAACTACGCGGATTATCAGACATTTTCACCAGAAAAAAGTAAACGGTCTGAACAAGGATCTGAACATCAACCTGAACAACGGTCTGAACAACGCTCTGAGCATAAACAAGAACCTAAAGAATTACTAAAGAACTTAGAGAAAGAAAAAGAAAAAAAGAGTCTGTCGTCATTAGGGCGAGGAGATCTGGTCAAATTCTGGGAGAACAATGGCTTCGGAATGATTAGCTCAAAGACTCGCGAAGATCTGATGTACTGGGTCGATGACTTCAAAAAGATTGGTTCGAGTGAAGAGCAGGCAATCGCCATTGTAAAAAGGGCACTTGATATATCTGTCGATAACAATGTGCGACGTTACAACTATGCGAATTCGATCTTGCAAAACTGGGAATCTAAAAAGCTGACCAGTGTTGAGGCTATTAAGGCACTCGAAATCAAACGTCAGCAGGACAAACAGCAGCACGCAATCGGCCGCAACATGGAGTCTCAGGTCTACCACAACCAAGGAGACGTCAGTGACGATGATCTGCCTTTCTGAACTGGCCTAAACCAATTAGGTTGAACCGAGGTGAAACATGAACGGACTTCAAATAAGCCCAAGCATCTGGGCTGCACTTGAAACGTTTGGTGAGCTTTGCCCAGATTGTGGGAAGCCACTTTATCGTCCTAAGCCATTAAGCCGTGTTACCGGTAAGAAAATGGCTGGAGCATGTATGTACTGTGGTTATAAACAGCCGCCAACGGAACCCAAGAAGCAAAAACCAGATCTTGAGAGAAAAGCGCGGAAATCACGAACTCGCAATTATTACTTGGCATACTCGGTCTTCAGCAGCGTTGATGTCATAGGCGAGGATTTCAGCAACTTTAGAACCGACAGTATCGGTCAGCAGCAACTGAAACTTTTCGCAGTTGGATTGGCAAATAGAATTGCTCGTGGTGATGTTATACACGGATTGATCGTCGGTGATACCGGCGTTGGAAAGTCACATATTGCTAACGGCATCTTGATGGATGTGCGCAAGAAGACCAGTTATCGCAAGAGCTGTCTGTTCATTGATTGGAATGCACTCATGCAACAGCTCAAGTCTGGCATGAGCGACAACGCTCAAGATATACGGATGAAGAATGAGAAGATCATGCACGAAATTGGCAAAGCAGATGTTGTTGTAATCGATGACCTCGGTTCTGAGCGTGGTAGTAACTTTGATCTTCAGACAGCGGATGAGGTTTTTAGGAACCGGGAAGATAAATCAACGATTGTCACTACTAACTTGCATGGCCAAGACCTGAAGAAAAGATACGGCGAGCGAACTTTGTCCCGCATGGCCAAGCATGCTCAGGGTAATAGCTTTGGCGTTAAAGGCATCGTTGATCAGCGAAAGGAAGGCATGTCATGAGCGATCTTCGAATAACAAAGCGCGACGAGAAAGATCAAAGTAGCGATTGGATGACCCTTGTCCATGAAGAAGACGACCAAATTTTGATCGATGTTCTTAGCATTGCTAAGTCCAAGATTGCAAATGCAGGCATCTATTTGGATCGCGAAGAGGTTAAAACGCTGGTCAACTGGCTTGACGAATTTCTTTACTCAACTAGAGAAAATGGAACTCCAACGTTTACACAAAAACGCAGCAAAGAAAAGCGGGGAAAGTTCGATGATGAAAACACACAATACTTTGGACGACTTAAATAATCACTTGTTCAGTGAGATGGAACGATTAAATAATGATGCTCTTGATGGAGAACCATTGGAACAAGAGCTTCGAAGGGCTGACGGGATTTCAAAAATTGCAACGCAGATCATCGGAAATGCCCGAACCATTCTAAGTGCTCAGGTTGCTTATCAGAATAATGAGTCCGCTGATCCAACAATGCCACGAGTGTTGCAAATGAATGAGGTGACTGAAAATGGGAAAGCACTTGACGGTGTACGACACTGAATATTGGCGTCGAAACGCTTTGTTCACTTTGGAAGAAGAACACAGAGCTAAGCAAATCATTCCTGGACGAACATGGGCTGAGGCAACAAGGCGAATCAACTTTGAGTTTGAGATGAATTTGACTTCACGACAGGTTCGAAACTGGGGTCATCGGCACCATGTTTATGCTGCTGAAATCATCGATAATAGCGAGCCAGATTTCAAGATTGATCCAGTTAGAGAACATCGGAATAAGCTTCTTAAAGTCAATCAAACTCTCAATCGGTTGAATTCCGTCATCAAATCACAGCGAGTGAGGAGCTGGTGCTATGTCTAGGCTATTAGATGACAAGCAGCTCAAGGCTTATAAAAAGTTTGTGCCTGGTCACACGGGCGCAGAGATTGCGAAAATGGTTTACGAAAACTGGGGCATCCAGTTAACGGTTCAGAAAGTTCATGCCTTAAATATCAGAAACAACATTAAATCTGGTTTATATCAAAAATATTTTGGCAAGGCAGATCCAAGAAGGTCATCTTCACATCACGACCTTCATAAAAGAATGGCGATTGGCACGGTTAAAAGGAACGAAACTCGTTCAAAGGATCGACCAAATCGTGCACCAATTGTGGTGGTGAAACAGGCTGAGAGAAAATGGAAACCAAATCATAGACGAGTTTGGGAAGAGGCGTATGGCCCAATTCCCAAAGGTTACAAAACTGTGTTTTTGGATGGTAACTCGTTGAATTTCAGCATTACCAATCTTGCACTCGTCACAGACGCAGAGTTTTTAGTTATGAATGATAAACATCTGATCTCATCGGATAAGAGAGTGACTCGTAGTGGAATAGCGTTGGCCAGGCTCTTGTCAAAGACGTATCAAGTTAAAAGAAAAAAAGGCAGCAATTGATGAGGGAGGATTGATGATGATACAGATAAATATACCTGGGGAACCTGTGCCACAAGGACGGCCACGCTTTGCCAGTCGGGGCAAGTTCGTATCTACCTATGATCCACCAAAAAGCAAAGCGTACAAGAATGAGGTGGCCGTTGCTGCACGCGATCAGTACGCAGGAGAGCCGCTCTCAGGGCCGTTGATCTGCCGAGTGACAATCTACCGACCAATACAGCAAACCGGCAGTAAACGGCTCAAAAAGGACAAAGCGGCAGGTGTTGTGCGACCAGTCATCAAAGGCGATGTCGACAACTACTTCAAAGCCGTCACGGATCCGCTGACGGGCATTGTATGGGTCGATGATGCGCAGATTGTTGAGGCTCACATTGCCAAGTTTTACAGTAACGAACCACACGTTGAGATATACATCGAACAAATCAAGGAGGGCTAACGCCATGACAGAATTAAAAGATAATAGCATCACTGTATTCGGTAACGTAATTAACTCAACCGAAAAAACTGTGAACAAGGATCAGGTGGTTGAACTAAAAGTACGGATTCAAGCTAAAGAGCTTGACGGCAAACGTGATTCATTCGCAAAAGTTTTGAAGGGCAATGCACAGATGGTATTCACACCGAACCAGACCGAATTGGATGTGGATGGCGATAAGCCTGCTGAGGGGCAAACTGAATTGCTAGATGATAAGGCTAAAAAGTAATCAGACAAAGCGGAGGTTAAGAAATGAACAATATGGCCAAGACACTTCGTAGGGAAGACCAGCGAGCGTTTGATACGTGGTTTAATCGGTGGATTAAAAACACCAGGCTTGAACAGTCTCTGATTGAAGCAGCCCGAAAAGGATATAAATCACTGATAGTTTATGATCGAAAGAATGACATGGATGTTTATCAAAAGCGGCGATTTGAAGATCCGCGTTTTGTGACACGGCTTCGGTCTGAATTGCCTGATTTGCATGTTGAGCTTCGTCAATATTTGGATAAGAACGTATTTGGGTTTTCATTCAATGCTTATAAAGTAGCAGTGTCTTGGAAAGTGTTGAAATAAAATGCAAAAAAATAGCCGCGCAATGGCAGCCATTCCTGAATCATTAACAAACTAATTCTATCACAAGGGGTGGGGCCGTTGAGTCGGGAACACAAAAGTCGGTTCGAGTGGCTTCAAGATTATCTTGAACTGGACGATGAGATCAGGTATCTGGAATGGAAGATACGCAAGTCCAACGCTGAAGTCGATCGATGGTCAGAAGGTGATTTGAGTAGGCTACACGTATCGGGTAGTGATTCTCGCGCTGCACATGTCGGTGAGGAAGTGCCAGAGCTGCAGACCAAGCTGACTGAATGTAAAGCTGAGCAGTATGATCTCCTAAAACTGATTGATTCATTCAGCGGCTACGAGAACCAGATACTGAAAATGAAATATGTTCAAGGCATGTCGTTGGAAGATATAGCAGACAAGTTAGGATATTCATATGAGACTATCAGGGCCAAGCACGCGGAACTGCATCGCCGCTTGAACTGGATTGATGAGTTGGAAGAGCAACGGCGTCAATTAGAGAACAGGCTAGATTACTGAATACCAAATTCATGTATACGCATTGATTGCATGGTATCTCTTGATATTTCGAAATATGATGGAAACATCAAAAGTGCAACAAGACGGGTCAGCAGATATGCTGGCCTGTTTTTGTGGGAATGCTCAGAAATTGACGGCCTAGATTAAAGGAGGCATGCCCATCATCGTTTCATGGTAGTATTCCAGTTCATACTGGGGTACTATTTTTTTGAGGTGATTAAGAATGAATTTCTTAATGTTAGTTGTAAAGCCAATCGTTGTTAAGGTAAGCATTGGTTCTCTATGGAATACAATTATTTCAACAATATCAGCATTAGTTGGTGTTGTCGCTTTGATTTTTAATGCAATTAATGTTTGTTACATGCCTAGATTGCATAATTAAAGTTACCACCCAGAAAATGTGAAAAAAGACCTGTCCGTTCTTGCTAAAATGGTGTTTGCATAACATACCATCTAGAGAGAAGGACAGGTCCCATGGCCATTATAACCTTAATTGAACGATCTCAGATAGAACTGATGCAACACCACACGATTCAATACATCGCCGCGACCTTAGGCCGCTCTCGTATTTCTATTAGGCATGAGCTTCACCGTTGCCCTGAAGGTGATTACTGCGCCATTATAGCTCAGGATCATGCCGATACTTGTCGGCATCGTTGTGGTCGGCACTCGATTTTAACGCCTAAGTTGAAGCGGATGGTAACTGAGAAGCTAAACCTAGGTTGGTCCCCTGAAATGGTCGGTTATGCCGTTCACTGTGCGCCACACACGATTTACCACTGGATTTATCTAAAACGACAAGTTCGACTTTTTCAGCCAAGCCAACTCTTTGNTCACGTAAACGTCAATAAAAGAAGAACAAGACCTTCGG